GCGAAGCAACGTCCTGATCCACCGGGCACCACACACACGACGTTGTATGGGGCGCAGACCCGGCGGACGCAGGCGCAAGCGAAGATTGAGGAATTGAAGCTGCGGAAGATCGAGGGCGCGCTCGTGGAGCGGTCAGCGGTGGAGCAGGCCACCTTTGCCGCGGGCCGGCGGGTGCGGGACGGCTTGCAGAACTTGCCCGCGCGGTTGAGCGGCATCTTTGCCGCGGAGCCCGATCAGGCGCGGATTTTCGCGTTGTTCAGCGCGGAGATTCAGCAGGTGTTGGAGGGGTTAGCGGAATGACCCGTCGGCGATTCACACAACGAGAACGGATGGCCATCTATCTAGCCGCCGATGGGAAGAGCGATCTCTCAGGACTCCCATTGGAGGAATTCCATGCTGATCATGTCATCCCATTTTCACGCGGAGGCACTACGGATGTCCTCAACGCACAGGCATTAACTCCGAAGGAGAATTGTATGAAGTCAGATCAATACGTGGAACTGCGGACATGGCAGCATGATTTTGTTGAACGCTGGCGGCAATCATCAAAAGACTTTCTTCTCTCTGCTTTACCTGGATCAGGGAAAACGATTGCCGCGTTGACCGTTGCGAAAAAATTCCTTGATGCCGATGTCTACGGGCGCTTGATCGTCGTCGTACCTTCTCTCAATCTCCGCGATCAATGGAAAACCGAAGCCTGGGAGCTGTTTCATGTCTCCCTACAAAGTACTGAATTTCGCGGCACGCTCAAAACGGATTATCAGGGAGCCGTCACCACCTATCAAACCGTTGCGAGCAATGCGCTCCTCTTCAGAAATCTCTGTTCACGTCAGCCCACCATGGTGATCTTTGACGAAATCCATCACGCTGGAGATCAGCGAAATTGGGGTGACGCCATAAAAAGCGCCTTTGAGCCAAGTATCTCACGGCTGTGTCTAAGCGGAACACCATTCAGGACGGATGGTACCCCAATTCCGTTCGTGCAATATGACCATGAGGGTTTTTGCATTGCCGATATGATTTACGATTATCGGCGAGCGATCAGGGATGGAGTGGTGCGCATCGTGAAATTTGTTCCACATAAAGGACAAGTCGAATATCTCAAGGATGGCGAACTTGTGATGGCGGACGTGCATCGAGACATATCAGAAGAGGAGGCAGACAATCACTTACGGTATCTTATCAACCCAGACAATCGATGGGTCCGCTCATTCTTGGCACGGGCTCATGAAGAATTATGCAGCTTGAGGAAAGATATGCCAGAAGCGGCAGGCTTGGTGCTGTGTGCCGATGCGGACCGTGCAGTACGCACAGCAAATGTCCTGAAAAGCATCATTGGAATGATGCCGGATATTGTGCTGTCTGATGATGAAAAGGCAAATTCAACCGTCTCGCAATTCCGCGACAGTCAGCGTCCATGGGTCGTCGCCGTCAGACAGGTCAGTGAAGGCGTCGATATTAAACGGCTGATGATACTCTGCTATCTCACCACAACCGTGACGGAATTATTTTTTCGTCAGGCAGTCGGGAGAATCGTGAGGAATCAGGGCACGGAGTTTGATGAACAAGCCTTTTGTTTTCTTCCTGAAGATCCTCGGCTCGTACATATGGCTGAAGAAATTACCAGATGGCAGGATCAAGCACTGAAGGAATCAGATGAGGGTGAATCGCCAAACCGGGAGATGGGTGAACGATCTATCTCTACTGTCACCATCATTAATACGTCAGAGGCGATTCCGGGCGGCGCAATTATTGAAGGACAAACTTATAGTGAAGAGGAAGCACAGCTTATTCGGGCGATTGCTCAACAGGTAGGTATTTCTGATATGAAAGCCGCCCGCGCTCGCGCGCTGGTCTTAGCGCAAGCCAAGCAAGCCCCATCCAACACACAGAGCATGGAGCGTTCCCGTACGCCCTCACCGGAAGATCGAGCCAATGAATTGCGCATGAAGATTAGTCGTCGAGTGGGCCAATTTTCATACTTAACTGGAAAAACACATAGGGACATTTATAAGGATTATTTCAGGATCGATCGAGCCTCGCAAAGAGATATGACGGAAGAACAATTAAGAAAGAAACTACAATGGATCGATCGGCAGATTGCACAAGCCAAATAATTCGCGCTGGGCAAATTGTGGACGAATTAGACGGCGCGCTCCGTCGTGGGGAGACCAGCCTTCAGAATATCCCTGGATTGATGGCCTTGGTCTTGCGAGAAGAACTCTGGCGCGAGCGCCGCATTCGGACTGGCGAGATCGTGAAACATGAGCGATTCGTGGATTTTCTAACCGTGGCCCCGCTCGAAGGCCTCGGAGAAGATCCGGCGCTCATCAAGCGGCTGCTCTCCGACCATCCCGCGACCCTGGCGGCGTTCGAGGCGGCCTGCGTTGAGGGGAATCAAGGCACGAGAACAGACCTCCGTAACAATGTAACTGAAGTTAGAAAGTCTATCCGGGGCAATTCCCAGGCCTACACGCTGCGGCGGCTGAAGCGGCAGCATCCCGTCCTCTTTCGCAAAGTGACGAGCGGAGAATTGACGGCCAATCAAGCGGCGATTCAGGCCGGATTCAGGAAAAAGCTGACACGGCTCGAACAGGTGAAGCACCTTTTTTCGCTTCTTTCGCTCGATGAGAGGATCGCATTTGTAACTTGGTGGCGGGCAGAATGGAAAAAGGAATTATGAATGCTCGCGCTTGACGACGCCTCGTTCGTCGATCTGGCCCTGCGGGCGGGGCTGCGTCCCGATCCGCTCCAAACCATTGCCGACTGGGCCGACGCGCACATGCTGCTCCCCTCCTGGTCCGCCGAGCCGGGGCCGTGGCGCACGAGCCGCACGCCCTATCTCCGGGAAATCATGGACTGTCTCTCGCCGCTCTCCCCCGTGCGGCGCGTGGTGTTTATGAAATGCGCCCAGATCGGCGGCACCAGTTGTGGTCAGAATTGGATCGGCTATGTCGTCCATCGCGCCCCCGCCGCCATGCTCATTGTGGAACCGACCGTCGATGTGGCGAAGAAACTCAGTAAGCAAAAGATCCAGCCCATGTTCGACACCGTGCCGGTGCTCAAAGGGAAGGTGAAAGAGGCACGCTCGCGCGATTCCGGCAATACGATTCTGGCGAAGGACTATCTCGGCGGCATGCTGGTCTTGACGGGCGCCAATAGTGGCGTGGGCCTCCGCTTCATGTCGGCGCAGTACCTCTTTTTGGATGAAGTGGACGCCTATCCCTACGATGTCGATGGGGAAGGGCCTCCGGTGGCCGTGGCGGAGAAGCGCGCGCTCACCTATGCACGGCATAAGATTTACTTGTGCTCGACGCCCGTGCTGAAGCAGACGAGCGTGATCGAACCGGAATATGAGGCCTCCGATCAACGGCGCTATCAGGTGCCCTGCCCCGTGTGTCAGCATAGCCAAATCCTCCGGTGGAGCCAGCTGAAATGGCCGGACGGGAAGCCGGAGCAGGCGCAGTATCAATGCGAATCCTGCTTGGCGCACATCCCCGAACACCACAAGACCGCGATGCTCGCCGCAGGGCGCTGGGTCGCGACTTATCCCGAGCGGCTCACGGCAGGGTTTCATCTCAACGCGCTCTATGCGCCCTATGGCTGGGTCAATTCCTGGGCGTATTTGGCCAAAGAGTGGGTCCGCATTATTCATAAACGCGACCGGGGCCAGCAACAGACCTTTATCAATACGCATCTCGCCGAAACCTGGGAGGACATGGGCGAGCACCTCAATCACTCCGAGATGGCCGGGCGGCGTGAAGCCTATGCGGCGCCGTGCCCGGAGGGCGTCGTGGTCTTGACGGCGGCCGTCGATGTGCAGGACAATCGCCTCGAATGCGAATGCGTGGGCTGGGGAGTGGATGAAGAATCCTGGTCGATCGACTATCAACGCTTCAACGGGTCGCCCGCTCAACCCGACGTGTGGGCGCAGCTCGACACCTGGCGGCAGCAGACGTGGCAGCACGAAGCGGACGTGCCCATGAAGATTGTTCAACTGGCGATCGATACCGGAGGACACCATGCGCAGGAAGCCTATGCGTTCGTCAAACCGCGGGAAAAAGAGCGCGTCTGCGCCACCAAGGGCAGTAACCAACCTGGCCATCCGCTGGTAGGCCGTCCCACGAAAAGTAATTTCGGCAAAGTGAACTTGTTCGCGGTCGGGACTGATACCGCCAAAGACACGCTCTTCGCTCGGTTGCAACTGTCGAGCTTCGGCCCAGGCTATTGTCACTTCCCTGATCTCGCGACCTATGACGACGAATATTTCGCGCAGTTAGCGAGTGAAGAGAAACGCAGCAAGTACGAGCGGGGTGTGCTGCAGGGGACGGTCTACAAAAAAATTCGTGCGAGGAACGAGGCCCTTGATTTGAAAGTCCTCAACATGGCGGCGCTGGCCATTTTGAATCCGAATCTGAAAGCCTTGGCCAAACAGTTGCCCGCCCGGACGCGCCCGATCACGTCACCCGCGGCCCCCGTCGAGCCACCACCCAAACCCATCTATGCCCCACCACTGCATCCACGTCCTGCGGTCGATCCCTTCCGCACGAGAGCCCGCACCCCCTACCGCACCGGCGGGTTTACAAAAGGCTGGAGATAGAGATGAAAAAGAAAGCGGTCAGTACAAGGCATCAATTGAGACTCAAGGCGTTGGCCGCGAGTCTTGCAAAGGAGCGAGATGAGTTGTTTGAGGAAAATCAGAAACTCTGGGAGACAATTAAAGCATCAGAAC